AGAAATGGGGGCTTTTTTTTGTGTGCGACCTATGCCAGAATTGGGCTGTTCTTAATATTAACAGGAGTTAATCAAATGAAAATCGATATGCACGAGTACACCATTCTAGAACGCGGGCGGTCACAAAAGGGGCATTATGTTCTAATGCAACACGATCAAGCGCACGATGTCGATTGGTATCCGTTTGTGACTGTGTGGGCGGAATTGGTCATAAAAAATGGCTACACTCCCTACTACCGCTATTCAAAGGAAAGCTATTTTAGCGCCCTTGAGGACGCAACTATTGATTATTACGAGCGGTGCCGTGACCTTGCCGTAAAACAACGCGCCCAACGGCGACCATCATATGATGGGAAACGGTTCAACCGGCATGACGCCAGCGTGCACGCATGATCACCAAAGCACAAAAGGCTGCGCTTCACAGCGTCTGGCTGCGCGGCACGTCCAGTGAACTCACACCCGAATACCGTAGCAATGGGTACGGGTTGCAAACATATCTTACCTTCCGCCGCCAACAAGTATCACAGGGGCTGGGGTGCCTTATGGTCAAATGGCAGGGCATGTGGCTGGGTATAGAGCCTGATGGGTACACCCACAGCTAGTTAACAACCACCCTTCAAACTAGGCCCCGGCATTGTCTGGGGCTTTTTTTGTGCTGTTTTTGTGCTGTTCTCAATAACTATCGATAAGCACTCAACCGACTGACCGGGCTGGATTATTTGCAAATCAAATCTGCGGGGGGATTTTGTAAGTATACATAAGGGCGCGCGCGTGTGCGCGTTAAAGCAATTTTAAGAAGGGCCACCGGGGGGGCTACATAACAGTCCAAAATCAGGCTCGATATACCCCTTCTGAAACCCTTGATACGCCTCAAAAATCCGCTTTCCTTAATATATATTATGCGACAAACTTCTGCCGATATTCTACTTTGTAAGTCATTGATAAATAAGGATAATTTAGACCCCCCTATGCTAGGGCCACCACACCCCCTGTATATATATATACACCCAGCCCCTCGAAATTGTATTTTTTAAACTGTTTTGGATTTTGAGCTGTTTTTTAGTACGGCTGACAATAAAAAACCCCAATGAAGGGGTTTGAGCTGTTCTTAATGTAGTAAGGTATGTTTACCTCGCGGCAAACATAATACTATTATACACCCTGAGAGCGGTTCTGTCAAGCAGAATCTTTGTTTTATAAAATTTTTTTTAGTTTTGTTGCATTTATGTTATTTTTTACTTGACAAAACTCCCCACAGCGTTATACTAGTATATAATATATGTACTAGTATTTCTGCTTACGCACACTCAGTATTTCCCCAAATAACAGCACAAATTGGAAATTTTACAGTGAGTTCCGTAAGTAGAATACCTGATTATACCTTGACAACAGCGCATATCTTCTACAGATTTCCAGATTTCCCTGCATTGTTGCAAGAGTTTATTATTCAAAAGTATGATATTGCCCCAGAATACCCTGAGTTCTCTACTTTCCTAAGATTCTGGGAGAATGAGGTTGAAGCAGAAATACATTCTATTGTTTTTGCATCAGCAAACTTAGTAGGGCAACAAGAAGCCTCTTTCTATAGAGGCCAAATCATACATTTACAGTAGGAAATGCTATTCCAACCGCAAAATCATGCATACTAACTATATTAGCAGTAATTGTTCTTGCATCATTTGTTTTGTAGTAAATCTGTTACATAGGAAACTCCATGACAACTAAAAAAGTAATCATACTGATGGCACTGGTGGCAATAGCTGCTGGCGTTATAATCTTTGTGACGAGTAATGCAAAATGCGTTCCTCCGTGCCTCTAGTTAACAGTGGCTCTAAACGCCCACGAAAAGGCAACTATGACATGGCGGTGGGCCGCATTGTCAATGTACCTGCTAATTTGCTTCTATGATTTTCTGTTTGTACCCATTTGGTACGGTTTAAACCGACCAGACATTAGTCTGTTCATGGAAATCATTAATAACACTCCAGAACCTATGGTTCAGATGGAGCTTATGAAAGCACTAACAGGACAGCACAATCCTTTTACTTTAATGGGGGGTGGTTTGTTCCACCTAGCGTTTGGAGCTATACTAACAGGTTCTGCGCTATCCAAGTAATTTAACAATAAAGCTAAGATAACACTTATGAGCCAAGGTTTACTAAAAAAGAACTTGACAGAGAAACAGGAGACTTTCCTGAGTGTCTTGTTTTCTAACCGAGGTGACATCCCAGCGGCAATGGCAGAGGCTGGCTACAGTCCAAACAGCCGCAGAGATGTTCTGTCTTCTCTAAAAGAGGAAATACAAGAGCGTACACGTTTAATGTTAAACGGCGCTGCCGTAGAAGCGGCACAGAACATTGTAGATACTATGAATCTTGGTAATAACATTGATGTACCCGTTAATCGCCTAGAACTGCGCTATAAAGCTGCTGGAGATGTGCTTGATAGGGTTGGTATTACAAAACGCCAGCAAATGGAAATAACAGGCGATATAAGGCACGGAATTGTGCTGTTACCGGGTAAGAAACCAATGCTAGACGTAACACCACAAAATACCGATGGCGCGACCTAAGCTAGCTCCCGGTGAAAAGGGAGCCTACAACGTTAGTCGTGTTGAGCAAGCAAAGAGGTTAGCGAAGCGGCGACTTCGCGAAGCAGAAAAGAAAAAGCTTGCCGCTCAAAAAGTTAAAGAGGGCGCAGAAAAAAAGAAAAAGACCCACATTAAAACAATTGATCTGTTAGAGAATGGTGGTGTAACAGATACGGACTTCCTAGCCTCCATACCTAAAGACGTACAGGAAGCCCTTGAACAAGGCGACAGAGAGTTAATCTTTTCGCCTAATCCCGGCCCACAGACCGAGTTTCTAGCTGCACCCGAAAAAGAAGTTATGTACGGGGGCGCTGCCGGTGGTGGCAAGAGTTACGCTCTGCTAGTTGATCCCCTACGCTATGCAGATAATGGTAACTTCCGGGGCCTACTACTACGTAGGACTTTGGGCGAGCTTGCAGAACTGATCGATCAGTCCAAGAAGCTCTACCCTAAAGCCTTTCCACGGGCACACTTTCGTGAAAGTAAGAACCTTTGGGTCTTTCCGAGTGGGGCTACACTTCTAATGTCCTACGTTGATAGGGACCAAGACGTAACACGATACCAAGGACAGGCGTTCTCATGGATTGGTGTCGATGAGCTAGGCCACTATCCTACACCCTATGTGTGGGATTATCTTCGTTCTAGGCTCCGTACAACAGACCTATCCATTGAAACGTACATGAGAGCCTCTGCTAACCCCGGTGGTGTTGGTGGTTGGTGGATCAAGAAGATGTTCATTGATCGGAATGAACCAAACAGACCATTTCCTGCTGCTGACATTGATTCTGGCGAACCGCTGCTTTACCCGCCAAATCACAAGAAAGCCGGTCAGCCTCTGTTTTACCGGAAGTTTATTCCGGCAAGGCTAACCGACAACCCATACCTTATGGCTTCTGGTGAATATGAGGCGATGCTTCTTTCGCTCCCAGAGGTAGAACGACGTAGATTACTTGATGGAGATTGGGATGTTGCAGAAGGCGCGGCGTTTTCGGAATTTAATAGATACCGACATGTATGCGACCCGTTTGAGATACCTAGTGGATGGCCCCGCTTTCGTGCTGCTGACTATGGTTTTAGTAGCCCCTCTTGTGTACTTTGGGGCGCTGTGGATCACGATGGAAACATATGGATTTATCGTGAACTGTATGAGACTCGCCTTACGGCTGATGACTTGGCCGATTCGATACATGAGGCAGAGGCTTTTGACCCCCCAATGTACACCTCAGTCCTTGACAAATCCTGCTGGAACAGAGTAGCAGGGGCACCTTCTGTAGCTCAGACAATGATTGAGCGGGGCATACGTTGGATGCCTTCTAACTCAGACAGGATGGCCGGAAAGCTTCAGATTCATAAGCGGCTACAGTTTGATAAGGATACAGAAGAGCCACACCTTCGTATCTTCTCTACTTGTGGCAATTTAATTCGTACCCTTCCTTCTCTTCCGCTTTCTCGCACAAACAGCGAGGATGTCGATACAAAAGCAGAAGATCACGCATACGATGCTCTAAGGTATATGTGTATGACACGACAGATCAATAACATTAACTACGATTCATGGGCGCACAGGGTCAAGGATACTGCCCCTGCACCTCGTGATATTGTGTTTGGGTACTAGGTATGGCTAAAGATATAACAGGCCCAGTTCAATTTAATGAAAATCAAAGAAAATTGTTTAAGGAGATTCTTGCTAGGGTTATTAAAGCTTACGTTACTGACTTTGAAGGCATAGACGACATTAAACCAACTAGAATAATTGCACCGGGAATTATTGATAGGTTTAGTCGCTTACCAGAAGAAGCCAAAAAAAGAATTGGACTTCCTACTGGATATGACGGCTCAAAAGGCGCAAATATGGTTAGTTTTGTTGAAGGATTTGAGCAACTTGGCCTTACAAAAAACAGCCCAATAAAATCTGGTGCGGGCAAGTCTATTAATAGCTACAAATTTACTCCTGTCATGGACGACATTATTAAAACAGTTAAAGATGGACGAAAACCAAATGTTGACCTAAAAAAACAAATACTTGAAGTGTTAGACCGTGTTCTTCCTGATTTGGAATCAACTTTATCTCCTCCAGAGGTTAAACAAAAAAAACTAGTGGAACCATCAACTAAGGCTGGACGAGTAACAAAAGCAATTGCACTAGAAAACCAAACAAAAAAAGACTTAGCAGAAGCATTAACCAAAGTAAAAGGATCAGAGTTTGAAAGAACTGTAACACCTGAACTTCAAGAAAGAGGACTTCTTCCCGCTCCTGAAGCACTTGAACCGGAGTTAGAGGCAGACTCTCCAAAAATGTCAGTTCAAGAGTTAAGAGATGAAAGAAGAAGGAACGCAGAACAAGCAGTAACTAGAAATATAGACCGCACTTTAAAAGAAACCGGCGAAAGAATTGCAGAAACACCTTTTAAAGTAGCAGAAGAAAAACCCGGATACATTTCAACACTTCTTAAAACTTTTCGTGGGCAGGGAACTAAAAAACTTTTTCTTTAC